GGCCGCGTATAGTTGGAGACCGGAAGTCGCCACAGGGTGGGCGCTTAGCTCAGTTGGCAGAGCGCGTGGATCACACCCACGAGGTCACAGGTTCAAGTCCTGTAGCGCCCACCATTGATAACTCGTGAGGACGCCGCTACTTACGTGGCACCGGCCCGACGGCGGGCCGCGACGGATTCCTCCGTAATTTACGGAATTGCGGAAGGAGAGTGCCATGTCGCGGCGTCGACGGGTTCCGAAGTTGCAGCGTCACAAGGCCTCGGGGCGGGCGGTTGTCCGGCTCGACGGCAAGGATCACTACCTCGGCAAGTACGGTACACCGGATGCCGAGGCAGCCTACCACCGGCTCATTTCTGAATGGCTCGCGAGCGGATCGTCCGCCAGCGGGCCCGGTGGCCGCGTCGATACCATCGCTGAACTGGTGTCGGCCTACCTTGAGCACGCCTGGGAATACTACAACGGCAGCGACGAGTTTCTCAGCGTCCGGTCGGCGTGCCACTATCTCCTGGCCCTGTACGTTGACGCTCGCGTCGACGACTTCGGCCCGCTCGCACTGAAGGCGGTCCGTCGGCACATGGTCGAGGCGGGGCTGGCCCGGCGGACGGTCAACCGTCGGACAGGTCAAATCAAGCGCGTATTTCGCTGGGGTTCGGAGAACGAACTGATCTCGCCGGAAATCTGGCACCGCCTCCAGGTAGTCGAAGGGCTCCGGCAAGGCCAAGGGGGCAAGGAATTGCCAAAGCGGCGACCGGTCGCGTGGGCCGATGTCGAGGCGGTCCGTCCGCACGTGTCGGCTCAGGTGTGGGCGATGATCCGGCTGCAATGGCATACGGGCATGCGCCCCGGCGAGGTCGTCCAGATGCGGACGTGCGACATCGACCGGTCGGGGTCCGTGTGGCTCTACCGGCCCGAGTCGCACAAGACGGACTACCTCGGCCACCAGCGGTGCATTGCACTGGGGCCTCGGGCCCAGGATGCCATCGCCCCGTGGCTACGGCCGGACCACGAGGCGTACCTCTTTCAACCGCGAGAGGCCGAGGAGAAGCGTCGAGCCAGTCTCATCGAGGAACGTCAGGCCCGCTGTGGGGTCGGAAACCACAAGCGGCCCGCATGTCGGCCGAAGCGCCGGCCGGGGCAGCGATACACCGTGGACTCCTACCGGCGAGCGATCTACAGAGCCTGCGAAAAGACCGGCATCGACCGCTGGACGCCGCATCAACTTCGGCACGCGTTCAAGATGCGTGCGGCCCGAGCGGGAGGGTTGGAAGCGGCGCGGGCGGCGCTGGGGCATTCGTCCGTCGCGATCACCGAGCACTACGGGGAACTGGACATGGAATTGGCCAGCATTGTCGCCAAAGAGATCGGATGACGAACAAACCTTGAAGGGAGTCGCCGCTCAGGTACACTATTGAACCGTTCGGATCTCCGCGGCGAGCGGCTGTGGCTTGAAGGGAGTCGCCGCTCAGGTACACTAGGGGGGATCGGGCGCCAGTGTCAACACGTGCTGTGGCTTGAAGGGAGTCGCCGCTCAGGTACACTTGGGAGAGCAGGTAGCCTCGCGCCCGGACGCTGTGGCTTGAAGGGAGTCGCCGCTCAGGTACACTTCTCGGCCAGATACATACACTCGCACGTTGGCTGTGGCTTGAAGGGAGTCGCCGCTCAGGTACACTGGCCGATGCGGTACGGCCCCGGGCGCAGGTGCTGTGGCTTGAAGGGAGTCGCCGCTCAGGTACACTTAGATCGGCGGCGGAGCGGATGGACGGGCGGCTGTGGCTTGAAGGGAGTCGCCGCTCAGGTACACTAGGAGGCTCGCCGGCCCCCGTATCGCTCAGCTGTGGCTTGAAGGGAGTCGCCGCTCAGGTACACTGTCGCATCCAGGTTGCCTCGGCTCCCTCGCGCTGTGGCTTGAAGGGAGTCGCCGCTCAGGTACACTGCTGATCCGGATCGACGATCACCAGGTCGCGCTGTGGCTTGAAGGGAGTCGCCGCTCAGGTACACTCCAGTGGGATCTCGGCATCGGTCAAAGCGAGCTGTGGCTTGAAGGGAGTCGCCGCTCAGGTACACTTCCTCGTGTGGTGTGGCGCGCAACTGATTGCTGTGGCTTGAAGGGAGTCGCCGCTCAGGTACACTAGAATGCAGCAACGTAGGGGCCACAATTACGCTGTGGCTTGAAGGGAGTCGCCGCTCAGGTACACTGTTCAAACTCGCGTCCATAGTGCCAAGACTGCTGTGGCTTGAAGGGAGTCGCCGCTCAGGTACACTTGCGCCTCACGCATCAAGCGCTCGTGCTCGGCTGTGGCTTGAAGGGAGTCGCCGCTCAGGTACACTAACTCTTGGCGGCAAGTCCCGGCAATTGAGGCTGTGGCTTGAAGGGAGTCGCCGCTCAGGTACACTCAGTAGAGCAGGGATGCCGGCCAAGCATCGCTGTGGCTTGAAGGGAGTCGCCGCTCAGGTACACTCGCGTGTGAGGCTGTATGCAGTCGCTTGAGGCTGTGGCTTGAAGGGAGTCGCCGCTCAGGTACACTCGCCTGCGATGCCGCTCCGCCAGCCGTTGCGCTGTGGCTTGAAGGGAGTCGCCGCTCAGGTACACTCGGTGCTAATGCCATAGACGCTTATCTTGGCTGTGGCTTGAAGGGAGTCGCCGCTCAGGTACACTGCAATCTCGGCACTCGGTCCCGTCGGTGGCGCTGTGGCTTGAAGGGAGTCGCCGCTCAGGTACACTGGATGTGGACCGAGGGGCGGCGGCTTATGTGCTGTGGCTTGAAGGGAGTCGCCGCTCAGGTACACTCGCGGCCGCCTGTCTGTCGGCGGGCGTCTGCTGTGGCTTGAAGGGAGTCGCCGCTCAGGTACACTTTTTTGGACGGGGAGCAGATCACCGTCGGGCTGTGGCTTGAAGGGAGTCGCCGCTCAGGTACACTCAGCGGGCGGCAACCGCCACAACGGCATGCGCTGTGGCTTGAAGGGAGTCGCCGCTCAGGTACACTGACCGGATGCTAGCAGCGACGGCGGACCAGGCTGTGGCTTGAAGGGAGTCGCCGCTCAGGTACACTAGTTCCGGGCCGACCGGTCCGCGCCCCGGAGCTGTGGCTTGAAGGGAGTCGCCGCTCAGGTACACTCCCTGGATGAATTGGGGCGCGTTGATATCAGCTGTGGCTTGAAGGGAGTCGCCGCTCAGGTACACTGATTAGCCCCGCTACCAACATGATAGCATAGCTGTGGCTTGAAGGGAGTCGCCGCTCAGGTACACTCCCGAAACGGCTCGCCCTCTTCCACCCAGCGCTGTGGCTTGAAGGGAGTCGCCGCGCTGTGGCTTGAAGGGAGTCGCCGCTCAGGTACACTCGACCCCCTGTAACGCGTTGCGTTGCAGGGGGTTGCGGCGAAATGATCGGTCAGAAAAGCGACAACTGCTGTGGAACAGACTCAGCCTTTCGGCGTTTTTTCCCTTCGAAGATAACCATCTTACCGAATTGCCTGTCGGTGATGGCGAGAAGCCGAACTTGACCGTGTGGGGGCAGCCATGCCCGGATGCGGCGCCGAAACGTCCGGCTTCGTTCTTCTGAAGCACAATAGCGTGCATAGACCGAGAACTGGAGCATCTGGAACCCTTCAGCCAGCAGGGCCTTTCGGAACCTCGCGTATGCCCTCCGGGCTTTCTTGGTGTCCACCGGCAAGTCGAACATCGCGAAAAGCCACAAGGCCCTGTACTCCGAGGGGCAGTTGCGCCGGGGCGACACGTCAAACCTCCGGCAGGGCTAGTTTCTGCGAACCATCCCGCAGAGCGGCTACCAGGGAGGAGGCTGTTCGGGCCAAGGTGTCGAACAGGCTGCGCGACTCCCCTTCCAGCGCAAGGCGCGCCGTGCAGATGCCGAGCAGCGTCTGCTTGGTAGTTGGATCGAGTGGGGCCTGGGGACCTTGTACGGTAACGATTTCGCATACGCGCTCATCCACAAGCGGCCGGAACGGCTCCATCACATCATCGGCCAGACAAAAAGCATTATACCTGTTGTGGTGATGGATGCCAAGGCTTGGGTGCAGCCCGACGGCGCAGATAGCACGGGCCACAACGGCCCGCAGGACAGCGTACCCGTAGTTCAGGAAGCGGTTCTGGTCGTCGCGGGTCGGGTCCCGCCGGAACTCCGGGTCATTGAAGAGGGCAGGCCAGTACCGCCGCGAAGCTTGGGCCTCCACGTTGGTCGGATCGCCCGAGCGAACGGTCCGCGCCAGGGCCAGGAGACCCCGATCATCACCGTGCAGACGGGCCAGCAGGCGGCCTTGGGCAGCAACCTTGGCGTTCACGATCTGCTGCCAGAGGCGCTTGCAACGAGGCTTCGCGGCACGGGCCTGCAGGGCGAACCGCTCCGCCTGGACGTAGTGAGCCTCGATGGGCAGGAGCATGCCGACCGGCAGGTGTCGGCGGTCGCATACCACCAGTGCCCCGCCGTGTTCGACAAGTCCTGAGAGGACCGCTTGGGTATAGGTGACTTTAGGGTGCGAGACAACCAGGGCGGCCACTTCGCCGAGGGGAACCTTCGCTACCGCTTTGTCGTTCTGCTCGATGACGAGACGGCGGCAGTCCACCCGAAGGCGGGCTGAGTCCTGCGCGACATCCAGAATCCGCTCAGTCATTGGCCCGGCGTATCTCGCCGAGGGGAGTGACCGTAACCTTGTGGGCGTTGAGTTTGCGCAGCGTGTCGATGGCAGACGATTGCCAAGCGCCCGCTTTCCTGATATCGGCCTTTTTCCTCGAATCCTTTACATCAACATACTCGACGCGGATGGCACGGTTCTTCTGCTGACTCACACTGCGAATACAGAAAAGGCCACGGCCGCCGTCTTCGGTGTCGAGTTGAACCGTGTCTCCCGAGGCGAGCGAGAACACGAATGGACCTGCAGGGTCGGAACTATTCACCACGGGCTGGTGATTAGTGAGCCTCTCCAAGGCCTGCAGCCGCGTCGTCATGCGGCCGACCCACTTCTTCCCGCCCTTGCGATTCGAGGTCTCGAAGATTTCCACATGATGGTTGCCGCTTGGCATCACGTGACGGGCGCGCGGCCCCTCGCCCACTGTAGTGGTGGCAGCGGCCTTCTTGATGCGAACACGGTGCACAGGGACGGAACGTCCGTCACGTGACGTCAGGCACGGATGGTTCTTGGGATCGCCGAAGGCCTGCTCAGGCGGTCCACCGACTTCACTTAGCTTGGCCTTGACCAGATCGCGGACCGTGTCGTCAACGATGGCATCGACTTCTGTAGCGGCAAGATCCTCAAGCGGCTTGCGGAAATGGACCCATCGCTTCCCTTTCTCATCGGTTTTTTCCGGGCTGTAGAGGGTCTCAGCGTGCAATGGGCCGCCGACCTGGCGCTTCGGCCGGTGAGAGACGTTGACAGCCTCGATAGCGCCGCACACATCGTCAAAGAAATTGGGCCAGAGTTCCTCAACGCGGTCGAAGAGATATCCCCCGCCCTCGCGCGGGCGCTGAGCGGCGTCGGCAAGCATCTTGATGGTGCCAGGGCTTGTCAACGCCACGACCACTGCATCGACGGCATGGTGGCGATGGTCGCTACGGCTCTTCTTGCCGTCCTCACCCAGCACGTGGTTCAGGTGCCAGACGCCTCGCAGGAAGCCGGTGACGATACCGCGGACAGCCTGAACGCGCCGTTTGCCCTTGGCATCCCACAGGCCGCCGTACAGGAAGCCGAGGTACTGAAGGGCCTGGCGGGAGGCATAGCGCGTGTCGTTCATCTGCTGAGAAACGAACTCGTCCTGGTCCTGGAGATCCTCAGCCGTCAGTCGGAACCGGCGGAGTTTTTCCTGTACGAGGCGCTTGTCACCTTTGAAATGCTTAACCCGTTCGAGGATGGCCTCCCACCGTTCGTCATCGCCCGCGTAGGCCTCAGCAGGTGTGCGGTTGCGCTTGCGGTTGCGATTCTCGGCCACCTCGCAGAGGGTTTTGTTCAAGAAGGAGTTGTCAAGGCAGCGGCCGAAGGGGACGATGTGCTCGATGTCGAACTCCGGGCTGTCGCCGAACAGCCCCGCCATCGAAATCGGCCGACCCGTGTACGGACACTGCCAACCGCACTCCTCCCCCAGGAGCACCTTCTCGATATCAGACCGGCGGGGATTCTGAATGCCAGCCTCTTTCGCCAGCCTCTTAGCAGCGTCCTGGCGCTGCCGTTCCCGCCGCCGGTTCCTCCGGGAGGATTCCTGTCGCTGCTTCTTTGAGCGGCGCATCTCGCGGGCCAGTTCCACGCGTATGATCTCAGGCTTGCCGTGCTTGCGGATGACGGCATTGACGACCTTGCGGAGTTCGGTCAGGGCTCGGTGAACGGCCGGGTTCCTCAAGTGTGGGAGCGCCTGGTCGACCGCCGGCAGCAACTCGAGGAAGTCGCTGTGCTGGTGAAACTCACCGTAGACCTCCTTTATGGCCGTTGCGTATGGGACGCCGTCCTCGAGGAGCGGCAACAGTTTGCCCATCGCCCGGCGCGAGAGGTTGGCGTAGCCGGGTTCAAGTTCGATGTCGGCGAATCGCCCGGCTGCCTGCGGATCGAGGTTCCACGCCTCCCGGCCGCGTCGGGCCAGAACATCGCGTTTCTGGATGCTGCGCAGATCCTGGACGATCTGCTCCCGGTCCTCGTCGCCAAAGACCCACCACCGATCGCCGAAGATCTCGACCATCCGGGCATTGGTGCGGTTGCCTACAAAACGTTTCTCGCCCCCCTCTTCGAACGCGAACTTGCAACGGGCGCTGAGCGCAAGGAGTTTCTTGGCATTTTTGAATCGCAGGTCACCCTCGCGCTCAAGGCAGTCAAGCAGTGCTTCGCGCTCTTCGGAGGTCAGGTATCTGTGATTGCCATCCGGCTCGATGATGCGGGTGTTGGTGACCTGTTGGACAAGCCGAAAACGCTGGGCAAGAGGAAGGGCCATGGGAGCCCGGCGTGAGTTGGGCTCGAGCTCGCACGGGCCGACCAAGCCCTTAGCGCTCTTAAGCGACCGCTGGAAGAAGATGGTGTCGTACAGCTTGGCCTTGAGTTCAGGCGTGAGCAGGTCCGGGTAATGCGGTGCCTGCGCCTTCCAGATCGCCTCGAACTCATCCAGGTGCATCTGGCGGGAGGTCCAACGGCGGCGGATGCGTTCCTCGCGCGGATCGAGTCCGGCGAGGTACTCTCCCAGGGTGCGGGCGCCGGCCTGCTCCATGTCTTGGCCGAGTTTGCTAATGGCGTCGCGGACCTGACCTTCGTCTTCATCGTCGGAGGGTGGGCGCCGCCGGTTGCTTGCGAATCCCCGCCGCTGGGCAAGGTGGTAGATGGCCCGGCCAAGTTCGTGAGGTTTGAGTTTCTCGTCCAATGACCGGGCCCGCAGGTGGTAAGGCAGGATGTGAGCCCGGCGACGCTTCTCCGTTGAACCGTCCTGAAGATTGCCGATATGCTTCGAGTAAAGCTGGCGGTCGAGTTCGGGAAGGACATCGCGGGCTTCGCCTTCAGGCAGCAGACCGGCCTCCTGAAGCTGATGGAGCAACCTGCGTTGCCGGCGAGCCCGGCGATTATGCTGGCGCCTTATAAGACGAGCCTGGCGGCGAGGGGTAGATCTAGACTCGGCATGGCCCGACTCGAAGTTCCCCTCCACGCCGGCGTCGAAGACCCGGACGCCCGTCCGGACGAGGCGGGCTGGCTTGCCCTGTTCGACGCCGATCACGGCCCAGCCCACGGAGTTGGCCCCAATGTCAAGACCGAGAATGTAGTCGAAGTTTTCTTGAGATGACATGAGATTTTCCTTGACAGGGCGGTTCCGGAAGACTATCAAGACGCTAGTGTACCTGAGCGGCGATTGTTCTTCAAGTCACAGTAAGGAACTTTCGTTCCGCGGGCAACGCCCTACGGGGCGCACCCGGCACCTCCCAGAAGGGGTGCCTTTTTTTTAGACCAAGAAACGTTAAGGGTTAGATGTGCTGCTCAAGGGAAAGTTGTCGAAGCGAGAGGATCGCGGTTAGAGGACAGGTCAGCCGGCATTGCCAGATCCGGCTCGGTCGGCCGGGCCGGGTTGGCTCTGAGAACAGCCACCACGAGGTGGTCGATGAGGCCGACGATGCGGCACTGGTAGCCGCGGTCCTGGGCGGCCCGCATGAGGTGCGTCGCCTCGCATGCGATCTGCTCGGTCCGATTGTGGTTCCACCGCGGGCAGAACCACGGCGGGTCGATCTGCTGAAGCAGGCGGGCGCTCATCCGCAGACAGCCGGGCGCGATCATGCCGTCGCCGTAAACGCCCTTGTGCCCATCGCGAGCCGGATAGCCGCAGTACACGAGGTCGCCGCTCGCGAGGTCGAGGATCGCGTCGGTTTCGGGCCGGGGGAACATGTCCTCGTCGAGTTGCAGCAGGAACGCCGCCCCGTCTGGCACGGCCTTCGTCAGGAACCGCTCAACCGATCGGTTGCGACCGGCGGCCACCTCGTAGCGCGACGTGACGATCTCGGGCGCGAGGTGGCGGTGCTCCAGCCAGGCTCGCAGCCAGCGGTTCGGGCCGTGGCCCGTGCGGCTGATGACGTGGACGGCGAGATCACTACTCATTTGATAAGAGATTTCCGTGAATGTCGTACCACTTCCATCCATCGGCATGACCGTAGGCGGCGAGGACCCGGCCGTCCCGGTCACAGCGGATGCCGCTGAACTGGTACCTGTCAAAGTAATCGGTGCTGTCGAAGTACACGTGCGTTTCGTCCGCCCGCTCATAGATGAACCGATATGATCCGTCCGACACCGGCCACATCCAGACCGTCCGAGCCGGCGCGTTCGGGTCCGACGCCTCGCTCGCGTCGGTGCCGATCTTCTCGCGGCCGTTGACCTCCGAGGCCTTGTCGGTGCCGTCCCAGGAACCCGTCACGTTCGGCGTGACCTCCGTCGAGGCGTCATCCTCCAGCATGATCCAGGAGTAGTCGCCGAGGTTGCTGGATTCGGCGGTCAGGCGGGCCCAGAAGCCGCGCCGCCGGTCCGGGCCGAGCCGGACGATGGCCCACCGCGTGCCGGTTCCGGTCTCGCGCCAGAGAATCTGGGCACTGCCATCGGGGCGAGGCACGAGGTGACCGACTTGGCCGTCGTCCACGTCGGCCCGCTCGATGGCCTCTTCGCCGGCCGAGACGCTAATCTGGACGTGGCAGAGGCCCGAGGCGATGGCCCGGCCGACGGCGCCGGCAGGCAGGTCGTCCAAGAGGACCACGAACTTCCCGCGATGGTCCGGCACGGCCGGCGTCGTACCTGTAAGCGCCACCCGCCGCTTGAACTTTGAGAGGCTGGTCGCTGGCGTGATCTCGACGCCGCTGACGCCGAGGACGTCGAACTTGCTCAGATCATTCGCCGTCGTGTTCTTGACGGAAACCTCGGCGGGCCGGTGCTCGAACCGCAGCAGCGGCGCCCCCTCGTCGTCGAAGCCGGCGGGCCAGGCCCAGACGACGGTGCCCGACGTGGCCTCCTCGCCCTCGTCGGCGTCGGTTCTGAGGCCCTCGCGGTCGGAGACCTCGTGGGCGGTGTTCTCGCCGCTGATCTCGGGGTCAACGGGCGTCTCGCCGTCGTCCTGGAGCATGATCCAGGAATAGTCGCCGCCGAGGTCGCCCGACTCGGCCGTGAGCCGGACCCAGAAGCCGCGGCGGGCCGGCAGGCCGAGGCGCACCACGGCCCACTTCAGGTCCTCCGTGCTCGTGCTCGTGCCGCTTTCCCGCCAGAGGATCTGGGCGGGTCCCTCGCGCTGCAGCAGCAGGTAACCCGTGGCACCGCCGGCGACGTCGGCGAACTCGTACTCCTCTTGGCCCTCCGGGACGTAGAGGCGGACCTGGCAAAGGCCGGAGACCATTGCACGGCCGATCTTGCCGGCCGGGATCGGCTCTAGCGTGATGGCCCACTCCCCGAGATCGGCGGGGACGCTGGGTGTGCCGCCCTCGAACATGACCTGCTGCTCGAACTCGCTCTCGTTGTCCGCTGGCACGATGATCGGCAGGCCCAATGCGGTCACGTCAAACCGGGCGAGGGCCGAGCCGGTATTGTTGCGCACCCAGACCACGGGGCCGACCGCCTGTAGTGCCGCCTTGCGGTCGAAGAGGGTTCCGCTCTGCTGGAATGCTCTGGCTGCATCCATCGCGGCGTTGTAGGCCGCGGCGGGGATGCCGGAGATCGGTTGACCGGGATGGACGTGGTCGAAGGTGCCCATGGCGTTACAGGCTGCTCTTGAGTTTGAGGCCGGAGAAGTCGCCCTGGTAGTAGACCTGGTCGACGTAGGCGGCCAGGGCCTTGGCATACGCCCGCTTCGCCGTATCGTCCTCCGCCTGCTCGTACCGGGTCCACAGATAATCCCAGCCATGGACCTCAGGCACCGTGATCCCCGTGTTCGGAATCTCGAATTCCGTCCGGTGCGGTCGGATGGCGAAATGGTAGTCAATCTGGAACCCGCCGTCGGCTCGCTCCGTACCGCCGCATTCGTGGCCGAGGAAGATACACTCGTCGACCTGGGCGGTGATGGTCCGCCCGCTGTGCGTGTCGACGACCGTGAACTTGGCGCCGTTGGTGTGGTTGAGCTCGAAGGCGATATCGCCCTCGCTGGGCGCATCATCCTCGCCGGTGCCGGTAGGGTTATGATAAATGCGCGTCACGGTGAACTCGTACCGCCATCCGTGGATGTCCACGCCTTCGACGTTGCCGCGGCCATCGTCGCCGATGCCGTGGGCGGCAGGGGCGGTTTCGCCGGACGGTGCGTAGGCCCCGCGCCGAATGATGGGGACCATGATGTGCTCCGTGCCGCCGCCGGAACGCGTCCGGATGATCTGATCGCCCTTGGCCAGTTTGAGGGTACTGGTCTTCGTCTGCTCATAGTAGACGGTGCCGTACCAGATGCACTGGTCCGGGTTGTCGACGTCGACGAATACGGGTTCGACGTTCCAGGTCTGGCGGACCAGATCGTTGAACGTCGTCGGGGAGACGGACGCGAGTTCAGCCAGGGCGTCCGCCAGGGACGCCGTCCCCTTGATGATATACCGCTTCTCGGTCCCCTTCCGCTGGCCGTCGCTGCCGGTATCGGTTTCGTGGCGCTCGGCGACCGTGATGGCCATGCTTTTCTCCCTCACCCGAAGACAGGCCCGCCACGCCTGGCCTCTTCGACCAGCCGCTTGGTGTTCCGCGCCGTCTCCTCGACGGCCTTGGCCGTTCGCTCGGCCACCGATGCCACGGCCAGGCTCGCCCCGGCCCTGAAACTGCCGAACGTGCCGCGAGTGCTCCGGGCGACGCGGTCGGCCTCATCGGCGCCCTCAATCGCTCGCCGTTTCGCGTCATAGAGGCGGTTGACAAGGTCGATGGCATCCTGGCCATACTCGGCGGCCTCGCGGATAGCCGCCTTACGTTGCAGTTCGAGTAGGGCGAAGCGTTCCTCCTTGCCTTCCTTCGTGGCCCGGATTTCCTCGCGGGCGAGTTGCTGGCGGAGGTCGCGTTCGTAATCGAGTTCGGCGAGCCGCTGTTGCTTCCACTCCCGCTCGCGGCGGTCGTTTTCCTCGGCTCGCTTGCGTTCGGCGTCCTGGCGGGCCTTGGCCAGTTCTGCTTGGCGGGCAGCCTGAAGGGTGGCGAGTTGCTCGGCTGTGGCCCCCTGCTCTTTCAGGCGTTGCCGCTCCACGTCGTAGCGGTGATTGATGAGGGCGATGCGTCGAGCGTGCTCGTCCTCGATCATCTCAAGGCGGAGGCGGTGCAGGCGGGTCGTCAGGGTTCGGTCGAGGTCGGCGAGGTTGCGGGCGGCGTCCTCGGCGGGCCCGAGGTCCGGGCCCGTGTCGGCGGCCTCGTCTTGGCCCGTCAGTTCTTGGCGCGTGACCGGGCCTTCCTCCAAGGCCTGAAGGTGCTTGCGGGCGGCCTCCAACTTGGCCCGTGCCACGTCGATCCGCTCGTCAAGTTCGCCGAGTGCGTCGGCACCGAACATCTCTCGCCAGACGCGGAGGGGGCTTTGCGTCCGGCTGTAGAATTCGGTCCGTAGTTCGTCCAGGTTGTGCTGCAACTCCATGACCTCGGCCTGGGCCTTGGCGATAGTGACCTGCTGCATGGTCTTCCGCCACCCGTCGGTTGCCTCGGCGAGCCCGTGGACCTTGCCGGTAGTCTCGTCGACCGTGGCGCCGTAGTCGCCGAGGTGGTTGTTGAGGGTGTCGATGAGGTCCTGTGCCTTTTCCCGCTCGCGGTTTGTGAGGCTTTCCTTGTCGGCGAGGGCCTGGAGGCGTTCGATCCGCTCAAGGTCAGCGGCGTTCTGGCGGCGTTGCGTGCCGAGGGCTTGCTCTGCCTCGTGGCGCAGTTCGGCGTAGTGGGTGGTGAGGCGGTCCATGGCATAGACAACGCCGCCGATCACGGCGGCGGCCCCGACGAAGGCGAGGGCTACGGGGTTGGCGATGAGGGCCGCGGTCGCGGCCGACAGCCCCTTGACGACGCCGATCAGGCTGCCGATGGCCCCGGCGAATTTCCCCACGACGAGCAGGCCGCCGCCGATCAGGGCCACCCACTTGCCGACCTCGAGGGCGAGGCGGGCGTAGGAGGTGATGAGGCCGCGGTTGTTCTTGATCCAGCCGGCCCACTCGCGGATGGTGTCCTGGGCGGTGCCGAGCAGGTCGCGGATGGCGGGTTCTAGGCGGCTGCCGATCAGGGCGACGCCGTACTTGAGGCCGGTCCAAAGGTTGGTCAGCTGGTCGGTGAACCGCTCGGCGGCCTGCGTTTCCTCGCTGCTGAGGGTGACGCCGAGGCTGTGGAAACGGTCTTGCAGGGCCTCGAGCCCGGCCCGGCCTTTCTCGAACATGGGTAGCAGTTCGGTACCGGACCGGCCGAAGATCTGCTGGGCGATGGCGGCGCGGCGGCTGGCCCCGTCGACGCCGTGGAGGGCGTCGGCGAGGATCTTGAACTGTTCCTCGGGGCTCTTGCCTGCCAGGTCATCGGCGGTAAGGCCGAGTTCGTCCAGGGCATCGTTTGCCGTGCTGAGGCCTCTCGTGGCATCCCACACGGTCCGCTGCATCCGTCGGACGCCCTTCTCGAGGGCTTCGGTACTGGAACCGGACCGCTCGGCGGCGAAACCGAGGCTCTGGACAGCCTCGACGCTCAGGCCGGTCCGGCGGGCCATCTTGGCGGTGGCGTCGCCGAGGCTTGAGAACGTCTTGAGGGCTCCGGCGAGGGGCCCCAGGGCGGCGGCACCGACGGTGAGCATGGACCGGCCGAGGGCGGCGGTGTCCCGGCCGAAACGCTTGAGGCGGGCCTGGACCCGGCCGAGGGCCCGTTGTGTGCGGTCGTGGAGGCTGAGTTCGACGAACGCCTCTCCGGCCTTGATCTGTCCGGTGCGGCCCATCAGGCGACCTTTCTGATGCTGTTCTTGAACAGGTCGGGGAAGTTCGGGGCCTCGGCCTCGAGGGCGGGGCCCATGAACGGCCGCGGCCGGTATCGGGCCATGTACGCGATGGCGCCGGGGGCGTTGCGGCTACAGGGCTCGGGCCGGGGCGGCCAGCCACGCCACCGGAAGTACCGGCGGGCCCGTCCGCCAAACTCCAGCAGGTTCGGTACAGGCGGATTCTCGATGTTGGCGTCCATCGGGCCGACGACGACGGTCTTGGCGTAAGGTTCGAGACCGAAGAAGATCAATTTCCGCAGCAGGCCGTGGTGACTTCGCGGTTGCTGGCCCGGCTCGCTGATGCTCTTGCGCTTACGGATGCTCCGCTTGGCCGTCGTGCGGACGAAGGACCCGGCCTTCATCAGGCGGTCGCGCGAGGCCTTGTCTATGGCCCGCTTGACGGGCATCTTGTCGAAGAACATGCTGTAATCGACGTTGAAGCGGAGCATGGGTAGCCTCGCATTACGGGGTGGCCGGCAGCTTGTCGGCGAGGACGGCCAGCACGGCCTGCGGATCGTCAGCGAGCAGGCGCTGGAGGTCGGCCACGATCTCGCTCATCTGCGCGATGTTGACCTCGGCCTCGCCGGCCTCTTTCTCGCAAAGGCGGCGGGCGAGGTCGGCAAAGTCGAGGTACTCGGTCGCACCCTGGCAGGTGACGGCCTGGGCGAGCCTCCACAGGGGCCCGTCGGCCGGGTTCAAGAGAATATAGCGACGCGCCATGGAGGTATCCTTTCCAGTTCGGGTTCGTCGGGTGGCATAACCTTTTCCCACCGCTCGCCGTCCCACTTGAAGTGGATGTCTCGCCGGTCCGGCCGGTCAGGCGTGGCACAGCCGACTACGAGGGCGGCAAGGGCAACGAGGACAATGCGGGGCATCCCGTCTTGACCTCCTTCTTCACGTCGCGGACCATCTTCTCGGCGTCGCTCCGGGCGTGGTACTGCGTGGCGCGCTGCATGCGTCGGAAGATGTCGCGGATTTGCTCGCGGGTGTACGTGACGCCGTCCTGAAGGTATTCCTTGAAGTGCTCGCCACCCTCGACAACGGCCCGGAAAGCGTCGCGGTATCGCCACAGGCCGTAGGCAAGGCCCGCGACGGCCAGCAGGATCACGGCGAGGCCTCCCCAGGCAATCCACTCGTACCACCGGTGTAGGGCAACGGCTGCGGCAAAGAGGGCGAGGCTTCCGAGACCGACGGCGAGGCCGACCTTGCGGCCGACCCATACGAAAAGGGCTCCGCCGGCGAGGATGCCCGCGAAACCGGCCGCGGCGACGATCAGTAGCCACTTGCGGATGGCCGAGTCGGCCCGCTCGCGTTGCTCGGCTGCCTCGGCCTTCCATTGGTCGCGTTCGGCTTCAAGGTTGGCGATGGCGTCGGCGAGACCGGCAGCGTCGACGGCCCCGGTCTTTACGGCTTCCACGTCGGCGAGGGCTTCGTCCAACTCGGGCACGACCTCGCGGTCGAGGCGGTCGGCGCTCGTGGCGAGGCGCTCGGCGATGGGGCGGGCCTGGGGAATCGTCGAGGCGTCGCTGGCGGCGTCGCGGACCTCGGCGGCCGACTCGCGGGCCCCCGTCTTGGCTTTGTCAATGTGGCCGATGGCCTTGTCGGCCCGGTCGGGAATGTCGGCAAGGGCGGCCTCGGCAGCCTGGCGGTCGCGGGTAAGGTCGGGCTGGCCACAGCCTACCACGGCGACGGCCAAGGCAACGGCAACGAGTGCGCGGGTCATGGCGATTCTCCTGGAACGAAAACCTTGAGATCCTCGATATTGTCGGGCGTGATTGGCACTCCATTCCGGCATCGCTTGGCGTAGGGGTCGAAGTCGCGGGCCCTGAACGGGCCGGTTTTCCTCGGGTCTCGATTCACGTTTGCAATCATGGCCAGCACGGCGCTGGTGGTTGCCCATTGCAGCCGGTCGAAAGTCTCGACCCGGCCCTTGGCCATAGCGACGAGGTCGCGGAGGGTCAGGGGGCCGGGGTCGAGGCCGACGGCGCCGGCGAGGTGGTGGATGGTCTCCCAGGCTTGCTCGCCAACCGTTCGATCTCGGCGTCGAGCGTCCCGTCCTCCAGGACCCGCTCTGCCCTCGCCACCACCTTGGCGTCGATCTCCGCCCCTTTCTCGATCATTCGCCGGAGAACCGTCGCCTTCCGGCTCGGGAAAAAATCCGCGACGCTCTCCAAGAGGGCGGTCGTGGCGGCGTCGATCACGTCGCCGGTGAGGGCCCGGCCGAAGGCCTCGGGGCTAACGTCCTGACTCTCGGCCTCGGGCCGGACAACCTCGTACATGAGATCGACGAGCAGCACGGGGTCGCGGGTGACGCGCTTGCATAGTTCGCCGCCTGCCAGGTCGAGCAGGTTCTCGCCCAAGGCGTTCCGGACGCGGCGCACGATGTTTACGTCGACGGCGAGGGTCCAAATGCGGCCCTCGGTATCAGTGAACTGGCCCATCGCGGCACAGCCTCCTTTCCAGTTACGCGCTCTCCCCGATGATCACGATGTCATAGAGGGCTTCCTCCACGCCGTCGAGGTTGGTCACGTCGAGTTCGTCGGCGGTGTCGGGGGTGACGGCCCAGCCGTCGGCCTCGGGCGTGGCGAACCCGGCGAAACCGCCGGCGGGCACGTCGAACGTCCCAGCCGCGCTGAGGGGGCCGGTGAACTCGTTGGCCGCTCCGCCGATCTGGATGGCGGCGTCGGTCGCGGTGTGGGCACCGATGGCCGTGTCGGAGCGGTTGAAGATAAGGATCGCCTTGATGTTGTCGAAGGTGACGCTTCCGCCGAAGGCGTTGGTCAGGCTTCCGGCGAGATCGAGGGTGTCGGTCGCTCCGGGGCCGATGGTCCGGCGGCCCCACCAGATTTGGTCTGCCTGGTCGGCATCGGAGCCGAAAGCGAATTGGATCACGTCGCTCAGGTTGAGCGGGGCTTTCGGGGTGGAGAGGTCGATTTCCTTTTTCGGGGTGGCCGTTACGCCCAGCGAAACGCGGGCCTGGAGGCCGGTGAGGTCGGTAGCCATGGGGTTCTCCCTTTCTGTGTGTTAGCGTTCGCGCGGGTGGCGAGGGTTACTCGATGGTCACCCACTCGGGCGCATGGTCGCTGTAGGTCGGTTTCATGGTCACGTCGACGGTGAGGGCGTCGGTGAGGTTCTCGTTGCGGTTGAAGGTCATGACCTCCATGGTCGCGCGGAGGCCCTGGGTGCCGCTGACGTCTTTGCTGCCGTCGAGGACCATCACATCGATGCCGGTGCCGTTGAAGTAGGAGTCCTTGATGGCGGTGAAGTCGTCGTCGCCGGTGTTCCACACCATCGAGAACTCGACGTTGGCGCGCTTGAGCGTCCCCACAACAGCCTCATAGCCGCTGTTCTGGCGGGTGGTGACGTCGGTCTCGCCCTTCTCGTTGCCGAGGGTGAGGTCGCGGATGTTGGTGACTTCCTCCCACACCGGCGTGTCGTAGGTGCCGGTGTTCCGGTACATCTTGGCTTCATAGCCTCTACGGTGAGTCATTGGGTTCTCCCTTCGGTTATCCGTTCTGCGCCAAAATAAAAGCCGGCCGCGTGGGGTGTTCGCGTCGGCCCCACACGGCCGGCTTGCTGTTCTGTTCGGTTGTCTACGTTCCTACTTCGGGCACTCGGCATGCTCGGCCCGGCCTGCGGTTGTGACGGTGAAGCCGTTGCGGCGTGCTTCTTCAGCAAAGTTCTTGCACCGGCAGCCGCCTCGCGGGTAAGCCGGCAGCCACGGCCTCGGCATAGTTTCCAAGACCTCGCGGCGGGCTCGCCAAAGCCCCCGGTGCCATGCCGGGCCGGACGGCCAAGGAGCCCACATACTCTCCGTGCGCTCGGTGCAGCCCGACGAATGAGGATACCAGACGCCCACGACATCCGCGTCGGCCTGCCACCAGGCGGCCATCTCGACCGGCACGATGTCGCGCTCGACCACGAGCAGCCAGTCTCGCCCCTCGGCCAGCAGGACGGTGAGCAGATCGTTCGGGGCCCGAGCCAGACCTTCCTGGTTGAGAAAATGCACCCGGCCCGGATTGATGTCCGTCTGGGTGAGCGCCGGCAATGGCCGCAGGGGTACGTCAGCACCCCGGCCGCGATGTTATCCGGCGAAATCACGCCTCCAGGCCTCCGACATCGACCTCGCGGGCTGCCTGCACGCCCGCACGGTAGCCGGCGAAGGCGTTGCGCAGGGCCTTGGCGTCCGCCGGCCCAAGAACGTCCACGACGGCCTGGCGGTGTGCCGAATCCCGAACGAGTTGCCGGATGCGCGTCAGGGCGTGTGCGGCATGCCCGGTCAGGTCCGCCATCGTTTGGCGGATCATCAGGGCGTCTTGCTCGGCCTTCGTCAATTGCGGTTCTGGCACGTCTGTTAGCATTTCAACTCTCCCTAACAGCCGCAGTGATAGCCGTTGGCGACTCGGAGGATTTCGTGCAGCACGTGCACTCGGCAGTGGTCTCCGTCGAAGGTCGCGCCAACCTCAACCTCCAGGGCCTCGTCGTCATACGTATCAACGTTCACATTGATGTTCGCACCCGACCCCATCGAGCAAATCTGCGTCGGCCCGTCGAAGACGACTATGCTACCGCCGTCGTTGGCGACGAGCGTTTCGTAAGTGGCCGCGACGGCCAGATTGTTCGATGGGTCGCACGAGACGAGAACGCGCGTGCGGATGAAGTACGTGTACCCGCTTTCGAGGGTCAGTTTCTCGGGGCTGGTTATCTCTTGAGGGGTCCCCCCGTTGTAGGTCACCTCGCCATGCTGCTGGAACCAGGACCGCTGGACGCCGTAACTGCTGCCGACGCCGGACCAGGCGTCTTCGCCCTCAAGCCGGGCGATGGCTTGGCGGCCGGTAGCGCGGGCATAGGAGGCTTGTGCAGACAGGGAAAACCCCATCGCCCACGCGTAATTGGCCTGGGCCTTGGCGCCTCGCCCCCCGCCCACTCCACAGCTCGCTCCCGTCGCGTCGTTTTCGTATCCCCCCGCGACTACGCTGTTGATGCCGCTGACCGTGTTTGCACGCCCTCCGCCAATGGTGGCGTAGTCACCGCTGGCCACGTCCGTGTCCACCGCTCGCACCCTGCCGAGGTCCACCGCGCATTCACCGCGAGCGTTGCCGCCGGGCAAGGCGACAATGGCCCCGGTCCCGTGCGGCGCCAGTTGCACATCACCATTCTCAGCCGACGTGATCTTGTGGCCGTTCACGTCGAGGTCGCCGCCGAGTTTGGGCGAGGCGTCGTCAGCAACGGCCTGGATTCCGACGGTGCGATACGGCATTACCAGGTCCCTCCAACGATGGTGACCGCGTCGCCCGGCGTGCCCTTGAGCTCGATCTTCGAGAGGTCCACGTCGACGAGCGTGTGCCACTCGCCGGGTTCGAGAGGCACGTCGCCGCCGTCGTTGCCCTTCAGGTAGGCGGTCGCGCTATTGCTGGGCGGGGCGGAAACGGTCACGGTGAGTTGCTTGCGATTCGTCGAGAGCGGAGCGTAGGCCGCTCCGAGGTCGAACTTGTCGAAGTAGGTGCCGTTGGCCATGGGTTACCTCGTGGTCACGTAGGTAAGGGTGAGAACGCTCGTGAAGCACCGGAGTTGGTCCAGGTGGTCGGGATCATAGAGGGTTGGGTGTTCGGTGCCGGTCCAGACGGCCTCCGGCGAATCGATGCGCTGGGCTCGGAGGTAGAGGTCGATTTCCTCGGCGAGGTCCAGGAGGGTCTCGATCTCGGCTTCCTCGTTGGCCTCGTCGCCGAGTTTCTTCTGCACGGCCACGCCGACACGGTAGGTCTCGGCGTCCTCCGTCCGGCTGTACCGTTCGGCCTCCAGGCCGCCGGGCACGACGGTGACGCGGAGGGTCTTGAGGTCCCGCATCTCGTATCGCGGCCGGAACTGTCGCTCGGCGGTGAAGTCCTGGCTGAACTCGTGACCGTTTAGCAGGGTGACGATGGCGTCGGCGAGGTCGGTAGCGCGGGCCATGGGCATAGTCCTTTCGTGCGGCAACAGCCCGATGCGCTCGAGGCGACGGTCGAGGCGGTCGATCCGGTCACAGATGGACTCGAAACGGGCGGCGTTGGCGGCGTCGTGTTTCTCGACCTCGCGGACCCGGACTTCGAGGCCGCCAACCAGCACGGTGCAGTAGCCGATGGTGCTGCCGCAGATTGCCGCGACGACGGCGGCGATCCGTAGCACCAAGTAAAGGTGCTTGCGCCCGCAGTCGGTGTCCGCTTTCGGGGCGTCGTCTGGCATCAGCCGGTCTCCGTGTCAATGTGTTTCGTGTGGACGCGGTACATGGAGTGCCCTGGCCCGCTATACCTCCAGGGCGGCTCTCCGCCGGGGCCCATGGCCTCGTACACATGGACGGTTCCGCCTTCCCGCTCGCGGATGCGGTCGCCTTGCCGCGGCTCCACTCTCTCGCCGTCGAGGATGAGGTCCTCGACGAGGATCATGTAGTCGCGGAGCCGGGTGGTCTCGGCCACGCCGTACTCGTCAAGGCTGGCGGCGTCGGTGTGGCCGACCATGGCCGTGACCTCCACCGAGGACGTGCCTCGGTGGTAGGTCACGGGCCGACCGGAGGACGCAACGGCGATGCGTTGCGCTGCCGCGATGGTTTCGGGCAGGCTCATGGACGGCTGGCCTTAGAACAGCAGTTGCGCGGTCATGCTCTTGTCGCTGGCGTCGCCGGCGGCGGAGTTCGTCGCCGTCACGCGGACATAGCGCTTGGTGTCGACCGGCAGGCGCACCTGCTGGGTGGCGGCGGGGGCCCCCGAAGCGTCGGCGCCGGTCTGCACGATGACGCTCGGCAGCAGATCGGCGGCGTCCGAGCCGTCGGCCTTGTCGCCGTGCTGGACGCTGTAGGTCATGGTGTCGCCGTCGCCGAGATCGGCGGTGGCGAGGGCCGGGGCGCTGATCTTGAGTTCGAAGTTGCCGGGCACGTCGCCGCGGTCGCCGTGGCCGAGGTCGAAGGTGTCGGTGGCGACGGTAGCGGCACCATTCGGCAGGGCCTTGGTTTCCTTGAGTTCGGCGTCTGCAACGCGGTACTGAGGCATGGGCCTCTCCTTTCTGTCGGGTTTGTGCGAGCGGCCCTACCGGCTACGTGGGCCGGCCGGGCAGGCGTCGCGTCGCTGGGTTACAGGGCCAGTTTCTCGGTGTCGACGATTGACCCCGTGATGGCGAACGGCACGCCGTCGAAATCCGTGGGCAGCGGGGCCTGGCGACCGGTGATGGTCTTGCCGCTGATGTCGTTTCGGAGTTGGCCTTGGCTCCGCTTGCTCATGAAGATCACGTCGGGCATGATGCCGGCGGGGAACTTGGCCATGAGCGAGGTCAGCAGATCCTCGGTGAGGCCGCAGCCATTGTCCGTGGTGATCTTCTTGATGCGCGCGACGGATGCCTTGTGGCCCTGCTGCATGCCGATGCGGGCCAGGATTTCCTGGACGTAAGCGGTAAACCGCTTCCCGTTGGCGTCGGCGATGCTTTCCTTGCGGAGGTCGCTCAGGGCAACGCGACCGTTTTGGCCGATGGCCCAGCGGACGTCCTTGGGACCGAATTTGACGGCCCACACGGAGGTGGCCACATCGTCGGTCGTGCCGCCGGCGTCGACGGTCATGTTGGCTGCGTCGTAGGTCTGCAGCAGGCCGGGGAAGCCCTTCGGATCGCCGAAGTTGGTGTCAGTGCCGTAAAAGAACACCTTCCCCAGGTGGTGGAAGGACGCGGTCAGGACGGCGTCAGCTTCCTCGGCGATCACTGCCTCGGGCCCGTCGGGCGAGGCGTTGCAGACCGCCACGTCGGCCTCCCAGCGGGGGTTGAAGATGAAGCACTCGACCATCCGTTTTTCGGTGCGGCTCTTGGAGGCGGTGGAGCCCTCGTTGGCGTCGCGGAACGACACCGTGGGCAGAGCGACGCGGATGCGCTGCTCGTACACCGTCCCGGCCACGGGCCGGGCGTTGCCGAGGCGGACCTCCGGCGTGGGCTTCGTGGTTTCGTCGATGAGGCCGGAGACGGACGTCCCGGCCCGTTTCATGACGTCCAACAGGGTCAGGCGATCATCGGCTGCCATTGTAGTTTCCTTTCTGCGTGTGCGCGGTTCTGGCGGTCACGTGCCTTAGTTTGGCAGCGTGAGACTGGCGGCGTACTGGCCCGCCCCCTGGCCGAGGCGCTGGCGGAGGTCCCGCAGGCGCTTGGCTTCGGGGGTATCGTCGTGGACCACGACCTCGGCGGGTTCGTCCTCGCCGCGGTCGATGCTGGCGAGGCGTTGCTCGGCCTCGGCCTTGGCGGCCTCGAGGTCGGAGACCCGCTGCTCGAGATCCGCGGTGTAGCGGTCGCGGGCCTGGTCGAAGGTCAGGCCCAAGGCGAAGTACTTGGCCCCGAGGGTCTCGCCGAAGGCCTCGATGAACTTCTGGCCTTCGGCCTTGCGGGCCTGGGCCTCGCTGTCCGGCGTGGGTTCGGCGTCGCCGTCGGCCTCGGTTTCCTCCGGAGTCTCGGGCTGGTCGGCGTCCGGCTGGACAGCCTGGCTGTCGGCGTCCGTGTCGGTCTGCTCGGGTTCGGCCGGGGTCTGCGTCGGCTCCGTCTCGGGTTCCTGGGTCTCGGGCGTCTGCTCATCGGCCTGGGGTTCGGCGTCCTGGGCCTTGGGTTTGTCGGTCGTGGCCATCGTGTCTCCCTTCGTAAGAGGCGATTGGAACGCACGGGGCCGCGTGAGGTTGGGGGCCCCGAAGAAGGCAGCGGCTCGCCGCCGGAACTGGTCGTCTGTCTCGCCAGCGGGCCCCGGCTGGTTGCCGCCGAGGTCGGCCGGTACGTTGGTGTAGAGCGAGAGGTCGAAGGCCTCGGCGTCGCCCTGGGCGGTGGTGCCGACTCGGTCGGCAAACCCGGCGTCCACAGCCTCCTGGGCGGTGAACCACGTTTCGGCGTCCATCCACTTGTTGATGGCCTTGGCATCCTGGCCCGTGCGGCGGGCGTAGATGTCGACGATGGCGTCGTCGAACTTCCGCAACAGCCGGGCCGCGTCGTCGAGGTCGTTGGCGTTGCCGAGAACGAGGGCCCAGGCCCGGTGGATCATGAGGAATGCGCCGTCGGCGATGGTGACGGTGTCGCCGGCCATGGCGATGACCGACGCGATGCTGGCGGCGAGGCCGTCGACGATGATGTCGACGGGCCGGGTCTCGCGGCGGAGAAGGTTGTAGATCGCGGTGCCGTCGTCCACCCAGCCACCGGGGCTGTTGATGTAGAGGGTGATTCGGTCGGCCTGGATGGCCCGAAGGTCGCGGGCGAGTTGGACCGGGGCGACACCAAGGCCGAGGCCGATGGCCCCGTAGAGCCAGACCTCGCCGGTCTCGGTATCGACGGCGTAGTCGCCGCCTTCGACCTCGATCTCGGCTTTGGGCGGTTCGGCATTGCGGATGGTCGTCGGCACGTTCAGGCCTCCTGCTTGGCCGGGGTCTTGGGGTCGGGGTCCGGGTTGAGGCCGAGGCTCTCCAGGTGTTTCTGCTCGCGGGCGAGTTGGGCGGCGACCTCGTAGAAGTCGCGGCCGTGCCGCTTGAGGATGTCGGCCCTGGTAGCGAGTCCGGCCTTGAGGGCGGCGATGTCCGCCTTGACCTCCTTGAGCGGGTCGATCCACGGCACGCCCGTCGCGATCCACTCCCAGCGGACGTCGGCGAGGGTCCAACCGGCGGGGAGGGTCAGGTCGCCGTCGGCGATGTAGAGCATGAGTCGCCACGCGGTGAGGCGGTCGAGCCAGTGGCGGAGGTCGCGGCGGCGTTCCTCGGCACCCTTCTCGTACTGAATCCATGCCTGGCGGGCGCCGCTGTAGTTGGTGAAGTCCTCGGAGAAGAACGAATACGGGATGTCAAGGCCCTTGAGGGCGAGTTGGATGCTGAGTTGGGCGAACTGCTGAAACTCCTGCGACGGCGTCTTGCTCTCGAGGAACTCGGCCTCGTCGCCGGGGTCGAGGTCCAGTTGGACCGGGCCCTTCCCCAGGTCGACCTCATATCTGGTATCTTCCTCATCCCCGTCGCCATCGGTGTCGTCGCTGGTGGCGGTGATGTCGCCGAGGGCGGTCTCGGCCTCGCGTTTGAAGACGAGGCCGAAGAATTGCGAGATCTTCGCCTTGGCGAGGGCGTAGTCGATGGCCTCGTACAGGTCGCGGCAGGCGTTGATGGCCGGGGCCATGGGGGCGATGCCGCGGACTTGGTCGAACCGGTCGAAGTAGGCGAGGGGCTCGACGTGGCGGGCGGGCACGGTCTTGTCAAACTCGAGCGCCCCGAGGCCGGCCCGCTTGCAGATGACGTACTCGAGCGCACGACCGCCGCGGCTGGTGCGGATGCCGTGGGGAAACTCGGCCGGGTCGATAGTGTGCGGTAGGTCCGCGGGGAGGGCGACGCGGTCGCTCTCGATCATCTGCAGGCGACCGCTGGAGAGTTTCAGGGCAAACACGTCGCCGTCGATGGTGCGGCTACCCTCTGCGAGACGGATCAGGCGGTGCAGGCCGTGGCGTGCGCAGAGGTCGCAATTCTCGGGGCGGCTCCAGGTGCGGATACGTTCCTCGATGGCTTCGTCGAGGGCGTCGTCGCCGGTGCGGGCCTGGAAGGAAAACGAGGCGACATAGTTCAGGTGCTGGCGAATCGCCCAGGCGGCCACGGCAAAGTTGCGGCGGAGATCGCGGGCGTTGCCGAGCAGTTTCCTCCGCTTCTGCGGCCGCAGGATGTCATCCTCGCTCTTGAGGATGCTCGACGGCGACCGCCGGCGGGGGCTGTCCTCCGCAGCGTCGTAGGAGGCGCGGGCGCGCTGGTGAAGCCTGGCGAGGGCGGTGGCTTCGCGGTCGATGATGGTAGCGGGGGCAACCGCCATTAGAACGCGCTCCCGAGGTTATGCGTGGCGACGGCCGGCCGGGTGCCCTTCTGGCGGGCAACCTTCCGGGCCCAAAACTGGTATTTGGCCTCGAGGTCGGCGTAGGTGTAGGTCTGGCCGTCGACCGTGATCCGGTCGAGGCCACCGATCTTCTCGAGGAGGTCGGCGTACTTGTCCGCCATGCGTTCGGCGTGTGTCATGTGGCTTCCCAAGAAACCAGAGGCCGCGCGGGTGTGTGGCCCCACACGGCCTCTGGTGGCGGTTGGCCGGGCATCGGGCAGGACCCGGCCTCCCACGGCGTCGGGTTTTGGGGGTGCTCACAGCCTCATGCGAGGTTCCCTTGGGGTCATGGTTGCGGGCCCCGGAATCGAACCGGGTTTGCTCGGCGCATGAAACCGGCCAGGACTCCAGTCCTCGCCACCCGCGTCACGGTCTATGCCTTCCACGTCCGCCCTATCGTCCTGGTGCGGCCATGAAATGAGCGGAGGCCGTCATTTTGTGCCGGAAAACTAACGGGGTTAGTTTCCTGGCACTTTTTCGGCCGGTCCTGTCTGCTCGTAGGTGACTTCAAGGTATCGCTGGCCGCACCCGTCGCACTGGAACAGCCGTCGCACCACGCGGTTGTACGTGACGCGCCTCTGGCCGACGGCGAGGGTGCCGGCAAAGGGCCTAGCGATGGGGGCGGCTCCCTTCACCCGGTGGCGGTCGCTTGATCCGCACCGGGGGCATCGGGTACTGACGACGGCGACGCGGTGGTAGTCCTGGGCGCGGCTCCCGCGGGGTCGACCGCCCTTCCTCCTGCGTTTCTTCTTCGTCCTGGCCATGGCGGGCCTCCTTTCCGAGGTGGGGAATTTCCCCACCTGATCACAGGTACGTGACTCGTTTGCGTTTCCGTTTCCGCTTGGGTTTGCGTTTCGGGGCTCCGCCTCCCTCGGCGGCGAGGCTGGCCCCGAGCATGGACGCGGCAACGGCCGTGCCGACGATAGCGTCAAACCAGTGGTTATCGGGTTTTGCCGGGCGTTCCTTCCACTCGTCGACCGTCCGCTCGCGGCCCTGCGTGCGTGTCGGGGTCTCGGCGGTAAGATGCTCGGCAAACAGCCGGTGCTCGGCGGCCCGTTTGCCGAATAGGCTGAGGCTGGCGGGATCGGCGAGGCCGGTGCCGAGACGGGCGTGGATAAAGGACTTCCAGTAGTTCGTGTCACCCCGCACATATCGGACGGCCCAGCGTTTCTTGGCGGGCGGTATCCACCAGTGGTGGCCGATGACCTGGCCCGGCTTCTGTGTGTATTCACTGAGGGGCTTGTGGGCGGCCCGGATCGATTGGCCGAATGAGGGCATGACACCGCGGCCGAAGTGCTTGGCGACGGCGTCGACAATCTCGGGCTTGTGGCCGCGGTCGATGAGGGTGAGGTCGAGCGGCTGGACGGCGCCGTCCTCCCGTTTCCACTCGCGGCCCTGGAGGTCCTCGATCAGGGCGAGCAGGCCGAGGCGAATGGCTTCCTCCTGGCCGATGCCCTGGTGCATCCGGCGAAGGGTCCGGCGTGCGGCTCGCATGGTGAAGTACTTTCGGGGCTGGTCGGGATAGGTGCCGTAGTCGACCACCCAGCCGGTGAAGTCCGGGGCCCAGGCGGTAACGGTCCAGTAGAGTAGTTTGTCATGCACGTCGATGCTGGCGGTGAGCCAGCGGGCGCCGGTCGGCACACGGCCGCGCTTGTATTCGTTCACCTGGGCGGCGATCTGGTCAGCGTTCAGGGCGATGGTGTCGGCCTCGGCCTCGGGCTGCGGTTCGTTCTGGTATTCGGCGGCGAACCCTTCCGGGTTCTCAAAGTAGAGGTTCATGGCGTGCTGAAGCGCGCTGGCCTCGTTTTGACTCTCGATGTAACGCTCCGGCCACGCGGGCCTGGCTCCGGCGTCCATGGCGTTGCGGTGTTCGAGGTAGAAGGCGAGGGCTTGGCTCCCGTCGCCGTCGTTCTTCAATTCGGTGGCCCTGATCTCGGCGTACTTCTCCCACAGGTCCATGCGTTCCGGCCATGCGTAGAGCAATTTGTAGCGCTCACCGTGCCACTCGGGGTGCTTGTCGCGGTCGAGCAGGTTGTCGGCCACGTCGCCGTCGCGGTTGACAGTGCAGGGCATGACGGCGGCTAGGTACTCGCCGGGTCCGGCCATGCCAAGGACGTCTTGGCTGATGAGCCGCTCCCGTTTCTCGCACTCGGCGTTGCTCCACGCGCTCTCTCCGGTCTGTGGATCGTCGACGATGGCGAGGTCCGGTCGGAGGATTTGGCCGGTGGGGAGGGTGTGGGTCTGGCCGCGGATGTCGGATCCCTTGAGGCCGGCCGCAGCGACGACGGCGCCGCTCGCGGGGCTTCCAGGAATCGTCGGGAATACGACCTTGCCGGTACTCCACTCGATACGCGTGGGCTCGCCGCGGTAGCGCTGGCCTTTCTGGCGGTTAACGATACGGCCGAGGGCCCGGATGGGATAGATGGCCTCGGGGAAGTCGGCCAGCAGCAGGGGGTTAGTCTCGGCCATGGTCTTGATGGCCTCGAGTAGTTCCTGGGCCCGGTTGCCGTTGGCGGCGACGACCACCACGAACCGCCGGTGGCCGTACAGGACCGCCCACAGGGCGGCGGCGAAGGTCAGCACGGTCTTGCCGTTCCCGCGGGGCATGGCGAGGGCGTATCGCTCGCCTCGAAGGATGACCCGCTCCATCCGGCCGATCACGCGGAGGTGGTCATCGCTCCACGCCCGGTAGAAGATGGCCGGGAGGTAAGTCTCGCAGAACAGCCGGAGGTTGCGGCCCCCGCTGGCTCGCCTGCGGGGGCTTTCGACGGGCGGTATATCGCCGATGTCCATGCCGCTGGCAGCCTGGACGGCCATGCGGCGGCGCTCTCGCTCCTTGCGCTTCTCGTATGCGGTGGGCGGTTTGTCGAGGGCGGTGGTCATCCGGCCTCAGATTCAAGGGCGATGATCCGGGCGGCGGCGAGGCGGGCGAGTTCGTCGACGGGGGTGTCGAGGTCGGTGAGGCCGAGGGGCTCGAGATAGCGGCGGGCGGCGGCGAGGGTCTTGGCGGACTCGCTCTCGCCGGTGTCGACGTTGGCCCCGTCGGGCTCGGCTTGGCGGGTGTCGGCGTGCAGGCCCATGAGTTTGTCGAGTTCACGTTGTGTGGCGAGGGCGGTCTTGAGGTCCTGGACCTTCAGGGCCCGGCTGTAGACGTCATTGAGGCGGGTGATGGCGGTGCCGATCTCGGCCTCGCGGTTGTAGTCGGCGGCCACGGTGATGAGCCGCTTGGCCTCGCGGACGGTGGCTTGGGCCTGGTCGGCGTCGAGGCCGAGTTTCTCCTGGGCGGTGTTGATGGCCTGGGTTTCGGTGAGGCCGGAGACCAGCAGCAGGGCGACCTTCTTCGCGTTGTAGTCGGGTGCGGTAGCGGTTTCGGTCATCGGGCCAGTAGTTCCTCCATCCACTCGCGGTGAAACTCGTACAGGCTGCGGTCGTTTGTAATGACGTACTGTTCGAGGCGGGGGTTGCTGGTGAGGTTGGCCGAACCCTCGCACGTGAGGTAGTTGCCGGCATCGTCGGCGAGCAGCAGCACCTTCGTGTGGTTCGGGCTGCAGCGATAGCGACCGCCTCGGTCGCGGAGGCCCTGGAGGAGAGTCGCGTAGACGGCTGACTCGCGGCGTTTGAAGTAGAGGCCGGTGAGGAACGCCACGTCGCGAAACTTGCCGCGGTCCCAAAGGCTGAATAGTTCCACGACGTTCTGGCGGCTGACGGTCCAGGTCGAGCAGTAGAGGGTGACGGCTCCGGGTAGCCAGTCCGCCATCTGTGGGACCCACGTCCAGAAATCGAACCGCGCGTCGCTCAGCACGTGGATCGACTCGCCGGCAGCAGGGGCCTCGGGCACTACCTCGGCGAGGGCCTGCTGCGCGAGGATCCGCTCGTATCGCTGGCGGGCGCTGATCTTGTGGGCTCGGGCCTTCGGGCGGTATTCGGTCTCGAGATTCTCGTTGTTGTTGGTGAGGATGTCGTCGATCAGGAAGTCGTCATCAGTCGGCATGGGCGGCCTCTTGGGAATGGTGGAGCGCGGAGGTCGGACTTGCACCGCCCCTTCCCGATTGGTTTTCGGGCGTGCCGCTGTCAGCACTTTCCGCGCGTGGTTTCTCGCCTCGGTACATGCGGGCTCCGGCTTCGTCGATGGCCGAGTATGGCAGGACCGGCACGGTGAGCCGGTCGCGGACTGTCGGGTCGAGGGGGAAAATGTAACGCAACTGGAAGCCGGGGAGGATTGTCGCCCCGGCCGCCTTGACGTAGGCGTTCCAGTCGTACTTGCCACCCGTCACGTCGTAGAACGTCCGACCGCCGAGTTCCGGCCGGGGCCTTGTGGGGTTGCTCTCGAGGGTCATCTCGTGGATCACGTCGCCGTTGGGCAGGCGGGCGAGGGCCGTGGAGGGCTTGATCATGGTGAGCAGGGCGCCTGCGGCCCGGTAGATCGTCCCGTCGCCGCTCTGCGTCGCGTCGGCGTAGGAGACCACCCATTGCAGAGCGGGCTTGTGGCGGCGTAACAGCCGCATCGTGATGGCGAGGGCCCGGCTTTCGCTGTTCTTCGGCAGCCGCTCGCTGAACGCCATGCGGTTGAGTTCGGCCACCCCTTCCCACGGGGTATCCTCTACCAGCCCGAGCAGTTTCCGCCGGTCGAGGGGCGGGCCGAGTTGGATGGCTCCCTCGAGGCGGCGGCGGTAGTAGACGCCGATGTTGACCTGCGTGTTGTTCACCACCTTGCCGCTGTAGTGGTAGCGCTTGATGACGGCGTCGGCGGCGGCCCGGCTGATGGGCTTGAGGATGATGTCTTTGGCGCTCATGCCTCCCCCAGGTAGCAGCGGGCGATGTGCACAAGGGCCGCGGCGTCGGCGTTGGGTTCGCCATGGCCCTTGGGCACGTGCGGCTGGGCACGTTCGGCGGTGGCCTGGACAAGGGCCCGCTGAGCCGGTGTCAGGGTGAAGGTTGCCCGGCGGGCCTGGGGTTCGCCGTCCGAGAGGCCGTCGAGGGCGACGTCCCACTCGTCATAGTCCGGTTCCTCGCCAGCGGCGAGCAAGGCGTCGATGTCCTCGGAGGTGAATCCGGGGATGGCCTCGCCGTCGGGGTCGAGGGCGAGGATTTCGGCGATGAGGGCCTCGTTGTCCCACTCGGCGAGGTCGCGGGTGGCGTTGTCGGCGAGGCGGTAGGCGCGTACCTGGCTGCGGGTGAGGTCGGCGGCGACGTGGACGGGTACAGTATCCAGGTCGAGGCGCAGGGCGGCGGCGTGGCGGGCGTGGCCGACGATGATAACGCCCTCGGCGTCGGTGACGATGGGCTGGCGGAAGCCGTACTTGGCGATGGACGCTGCCACAGCCTCCACGGCCTGGTCTTGGGTCCGCGGATTGTGGTGGTACGGCCTGATCTCGCGGGGGTCGCGGTATTCAATCCGCATAGTATGTCTCGCAGATCCGGGCAAGGGCGTTGCCTTGGCGGTTCGTGTTGCCGGTCTCGGGGAACGGTCCGGCCTCGACAGCCTTCTTGAGGGCTCGGGTGATGGTATCCCAGCCGGTCGCGGAGAACGTGACGCGGAGCACTTCGGTTCCGGCACCTGAATCGTCGGTGGGCCGGCCACCGCCTTGGCCGTCGCCGGTATCCTCCGGCTCGGGCTCGGGACCGTCGGTGATCGGCAGGGCGAGGGCCTCGAGGTCGAGGCCTTCGCTGGTGGCGATGAGGGCGATCATCTCGGCTTCGAGGGCCTGGGGTATCCAGTCGGCAAGGTCGCCGGTCCGATTGTCGGCGAGCCGGTAGGCTTTGGCCTGGGCCGGTGTCAAGTCGGCCTCGTGGACGGGGACCGTGGCGAGGCCGAGGTGTTGGGCGGCCTTGAGGCGGGTGTGTCCGGCGATGATCACGCCGTCGCCGTCCACGACGATAGGCTGTCGCCAGCCGAATTGGCGTATGCTCGCGGCGACGGCCTCGGCGGCGCCGTCATTGAGCCGGGGGTTGTTCTCATAGGGGATGATGTCGCCGATGGGACGCCATTCCACGCTGAAGCCGGACTCCGGGCCCTGGCGGGCGATGGTATTAGCCCCTTTCGCAGGCTGGGATTGAGGTCGGCCTGTCATTTCGGCCCCTTTTTCGGCTGCAAGCAAGTCTGTGTAACCGCGCGGGTGTTCCCTTTCCGCTCGCGCTGGCGGGGGCCATTGGTAGTACCTTTAAGGCCCCTGTGCGGCTCTCTGGCGACCGATCCTTGCGGGTGGCGGTATGCGTCGGGTGGGCGACCTTTCGCGGCACACGCCTTCATTCTGTGACTCTCCCGGCCTTCTGTGGGGTACTATCGACCATCTGCCAAGGATTCTTTGCGGCCCATGGCACTTTAGGCCACGGGCACCGTGAAGCGGGCAGAGCAATGCTCGCACCAGAAGGTCCGGTGAATGCCGTTGCGGCTTTCGGTGGCTTCGGTCACGCCCGGCTTGTCGCAGACGGGCAAATGCCGATGTAGGCTTCTTTGGGCTGCAGGCCGAAACGGCCACGGGTCTTGCCGATGCGGTCGGCGATTTCGTGCCAGCCTTCGCGGTCGAGGTTGCCGTTGTCGGGCATGGGTTCGCCATTCAGGATAAGGGCCTCGGCATCATCGAGCATCTGGCGGAGGGCGTCGCGGAGGGCATCCTCTTGGCGTGCGGCGTGCCGCAGGGCTGCCCACGCGCCGTCGCGTTCGGCTTCGGCTTCTTCGAGGGCCAGTAGGACGGTGTGTCGGGCCTCGCCCTCGCGGTCGCAGTTGCCATAGTCGCGGACGATGGCTTTGGCTTCTTCCAGGTTCATGGCTTCTCCTTTTGCAAGCGTTCCCAATTGGCTTTGAGGCGGCGGATCTCATGGGGCTGTAGTGTCGGCAGTAGATCATGCGGGTAACGTCGCGGTCGGCGTCGACAGCGGTCCGCTCGCACCCGTGGCCAATGCCCTCGAGGACGACGAGGTGCCGGCAGGCAATGCAGCGGCCCTTGTGGAGGCCGGGGCTGGGACGCTCGCTCCACTCAAGGCGGGCACCCTGGCGAGGCGGGCCGAGCGGGATATCCTCGATGCTGTATCCGGCGGTGGTCACCGTTCCTCCCGGTAGATGGTGATCTCGACGCGGGGATCGTCGCGGTCGAGTTCCTTCCGCACGGGCTCGTGGATGAAACGGCCATCGTCGATGCCGATGGCGAGGGCGATGCCGTCCCAGGCGGGCTTGAGCATGGCGGCGAGGTTGTCGCGGTCGCGGCGCCGGCGGTCGGGGCAGTAGAACGTGGCGCGGCAGCGGACCGTCGGCCAGTTGAGTGGGCGGTCGCGGCCTACAGCGCTGAGGGTGGTCAGGTAGGCAAGTTCCTTGTATTCCTGGCGGGCCCGGTTCAGGGCCATGTGGTGAGGCCGGGCGTTGGGGTTCAGTTGGCGGGGC